GAGTCCAAGAGAATCTCTTATAGAATTTGGTAACGCTATTAAAAATAATCTTATAGAAAGATTTAATTCATTCTTAGATACTTTAGGCTTTTTAGCAAGTGCAGTCAAAAAAGTATTTAGTGGAGACTTTGCAGGAGCTTTAGATGATGTTAAAAATGCAGGTAAAGAATCTTTAGATGTTCTTACAGGTGTAGATGATACTTTTGACAAGTCAGTCGAAACAGTTACTAAAGCAACTAAAAGCATAACAGAATATGCTAAATCCACTTATGATTCTGCTAAGGCTAATGTTGAGCTACAAAAAACAGCAAATTTAGCAATAGCACAAAACAGAATAATATTAGAGCAAAAAGACAGAGAAGCAGAGGCATTAAGACAAATCAGAGATGATGAACTTAGAACTATAGATGAAAGAATAGAGGCTAACAGAAAATTAGGAGAGGTATTAGATGAGCAAGAAAAGTTGATGATTGCTAATGCAGATGCAGTTATAGCAGCAGCACAAGCACAATTTGATAAGAATGCAAATGATGCAAATCAAATAGCATTATTAGAAGCTAAGGCAGAAAAGGAAGCTGTACTTGCACAAATAACAGGATTTAGATCAGAGCAATTAGCAAACCAAAATGCTTTATTAAAAGAAAACATAGAAATAGAAAGAGAAGTAGCTGAAGCTAAAACTCAAATACAAGAAATGGCTATGGATACAGCTATGAGGGGTTTTCAGTTGCTTGGTAAAATGGCAGGTAAAAATAGAGCCTTACAAGCAGCAGCAATTATTGGAGAAAATGCAGCAGGTATAGCAAAACAAATAATACAAACTAAAGCAGCAAATGCAGCAGTAACAGCTAAATACGCACTATTGCCCGGAGGGTTGGTATTAGCAAAAGCAGAAAAAACACTAAACAACATATCATTAGGCTTAGGTATTGCAGGATCAGTATTAGCAACATCCTCAGCATTAAAAGCACTAAAAGCAGGTGGAAGCGTATCTGCACCAAGTGTGTCGACAACAGAGCCAACTGCACCACAAACTCCTGCGTTCAATATAGTAGGTCAAAGTACAACAGATCAATTAGCAGATGTTATAGCATCACAAGGTCAACAACCTCTTAGAACTTATGTAGTTTCTAATGATGTAAGCACAGCACAAGAGTTAGATAGAAATATTATTGAGGGAGCAAGTATAGGATAAACAAAAAAATAAATTAATACGTTATACATATATGAGAATCGTTGAATTGATTTTAGGAGATGATGAGTTAACAGGAATTGAAGCTATATCTGTAGTTGAGAATCCTGCAATAGAAGAAGATTTTATAGCACTAAAAAACGAAGAAATAAAACTTGCTGAAGTAGATAAAGACAAGCGTATTCTTATGGGTGCTTTACTTGTTCCTAACAAACCGATCTATCGTAGAAAAGGCGAAGAAGAATATTACATATATTTCTCTAAGGAAACGGTAGAAAAAGCATCACAGCTTTATTTAATGAACGGCAATCAATCTAAAGCTACATTAGAACACCAACATACAATTAACGGACTAACATTAGTAGAATCTTGGTTAGTAGAAGATGAGGTACACGATAAATCTCGTAAATATGGTTTAAATGTTCCTGTAGGTACTTGGATGGGTGCAGTCAAAGTAAACAACGATGAGATATGGAACAACTTTGTCAAAACAGGTAAAGTTAAAGGATTTAGTATAGAGGGTTACTTTGCCGATAAAATGGAAAGACCTAAAGAGCCTGTAAATGACTTCGAGGACATAGAAGAAGCTGAGGCGAGTGAGATGTTGTCTTATATAAGGTCTATAATCAAGTCAGACAAGCGTGTAAAGGGTGGTAAGAGACAAGAACTCGAATCATATAGCGATTACCCTAACGGAGTAAAAAACAACGCTAAGAGAGGCTTAGAGCTAAACGAAAAAGTAAATAATAAATGTGCTACACAAGTAGGAAAAGTAAGAGCGCAACAATTAGCACAAGGAAAACCTATAAGTGTAGAAACTATTAAGAGAATGTACTCTTATTTAAGTAGAGCAGAAGAATATTATGATGAGGGAGATTCTAAAGCGTGTGGTACTATCTCATATTTGTTATGGGGTGGTAAAGCTGCTAAAAGATGGGCAGAGGGTAAACTTAAAGAGCTTGATCTTATTGACTTAAAGAAACCTTGTCAAGCAGGATACGAGCAATACGGAATGAAAATTAAAAACGGAAGATTAGTTCCTAATTGTATTCCTATTAAGTAATGGCAAGAAACGTTGTAAGAGTATATGTTAAACCAAAAAGAAAATCACATCCACACAGCAAAAATGCGAGTGTAGGACAAAATAAATATAAAAAACCATATAAAGGTCAAGGAAGATGAGTAAAAGAATAAGTAAAATGCTATTTAGCAAAGAAAGAGTAGAATTAGCTTTAGTTGATGATATAGTAAAAACATACAATAAAATTAAATCTGATGCAGACAGTTTAAAAATGACTGTAAGGAGAGCTGCACAAGACGTAGATGGAGTTGCTAATGATGCTAAAGCTGTATTAAAAAGAATACAAGCTACAGAATCAGATGTACAACAAATAATAAAAGCAACAAATGATTTAGGTATTGAAATACCATCAGAAGCAAAAATTGCAATAAGACAATTAGAGGCTTACAGAAGTGAAATGGCAGAATTAAATCAAAGAGCTGATAAAGCATCAACAGGCTTATTCGCTTTATTAGGGTAGTATATGAAAAAATTTGAAACACCAAGTAAGACAAGTCCAAGAGGAGGGCGTAGAGGTTGTTTATGTAAAGATGAAACCTATTCAGTAAAGTGCTGTAAGGGTAATATAATAAATCAAGGAATCGGTAAAATATAAGTTATGAGAAAAAAAGCGATGCAAAATGTTTCTACAGTAACAAAAGTAGAATTAGGAAGTGCAAAAGAAATACAGCAAAAAAATAAAGACTTATTTCAAGCATTAAAAGAGGCTGATAGAGCTTGGAGAAATTATCAAGATTATTTGACAGGAGCAGATAAGCCTTATGTCAAAATGATTGACGCTAACAATGAGCTTTTAGGTGCAAGGCAATTTGCTGATGGTGCTGCAAAACGATTTGTGAAAGCAGGAAAAGAATTAGGTGTGGATGTTTCAAGTAATTCAGATTATAAAGCAATGATTAAAAATATAAAATCAGCTGAAGATGTATCTTCTTTAATCAGAGGTTTTGATGATCCATCTAAATTCCAATAATATAAAAATGCAAATATAAATTTTAACACGTTATAGTAATATGAAATCAACAGAAATCTTAAACAAAATCAAAACTTTCTTAGGAGAGGAAAAAATTGAGGAAACTCAAGTTGAAGAAACTCAATTAGAAGAACAAGTAGAAGAATCTACTGAGGAAGTCAAGTTAGCACAAGCTACACTTGAAAATGGTACAATCTTAGAAGCTGAGGCTTTTGAAGCAGGAAACGAAATCTTTATTGTTACTGAAGATGAAAGAGTAGCAGTACCTGTAGGCGAATATCAAATGGAAGATGGTCAAATCTTAGTCGTAGAAGAAGAGGGTATCATTGGAGAGATTAAGTCAGCAGAAGAAGAAGTAGAAGCTGAAGAAGAAGAAATGCAATATGTGTCTAAACAAGAGTTTGAATCAGCCGTTGAGGAAATCAAAGGTATGATTAACGAGCTAAAAAAGGATAAAGAAGAAATGGCGCAAGTAGAGGAGCAAGTAAAACAAGAACTTAGCGAAACTCCTGCTGTAGAGCCTATTACTCACAATCCTGAAGCTAAACAAGAGTTTAAAGTAAGATTCGGTCAAAACAGAAAAGAAACTGCTTTAGATAGAGTAATGAAAAAATTAACCAATAATTAAAATTAAATAAAATGCCAAATCCAACAATTACAGGTAGTAGTTATGCAGGAGAATTTGCAGGTAAATATATTGCTGCATCTTTATTAACAGCAAAAACTTTAGATGATGCTGCTATTACTATTCTACCTAACATTAAGTACAAAGCTGCTATGAAAGTAGGAGCATTTTCAAATTTAGTAAGAAGTGCTGACTGTGATTTCGATTCAACGACTTCAGGTCTTACACTTACTGAAAAAGTATTAACACCAACTGAATTACAAGTAAATTTACAAATTTGTAAAAAAGAGCTACATTCGGATTGGGAGGCGGCTCAGATGGGGTTCTCCGCATTTGACAACTTACCTCCACTATTTTCTGACTTCGTTATCGCAAGAGTAGCAGCAGAGGTTGCAAGTGCAACTGAAACTTCTATTTGGAGTGGTGCTGCAGCAGAGGGTAACTTTGATGGTTTTGTTACTTTAGCAGGAGCTGATTCTACAGTAGTAGATGTATCTGCTGCAACAGTAACTTCAGCAAACGTAATTGCTCAATTAGGAGCTATTGTAGATGCTATTCCATCAGCAGTTTACGGAGCAGATGACCTAATCATCTATGTATCTTCAAACATCTATAGAGCTTACATTAGAGCGTTAGGTGGTTTCGGTGCATCAGGTTTAGGAGCAGCAGGTTACGAAAACAAAGGTAACAACCAATCATTAGATAACTTATTCTTTGATGGTGTAAGAATCTATCAATCATCAGGTTTTGCTGATAACAGAGCAATCGCTGCAAGATCAAGCAACCTCTATTTTGCTACTGGACTTTTAAATGACAGAAATGAGGTAAAGGTTATTGATATGTCAGATATCGATGGATCACAGAACGTAAGAGTAGTAATGAGATACACAGCAGGATGCCAAATTGGTGTAGGTGCTGATGTAGTTCTTTATTCTTAATATTTTAACTAACATATAAAGGGGTGGGTAGTAGTCTGCCTACCCTTTTTTAATAACTAATAATTATGGCTTGTACATTAACAACAGGTAGAAAAGTCCCTTGTAAATCGGCAGTAGGTGGTCTTAAGACTGTTTACTTTGCAGATTACGGAACTCTTGGTGCTGCTACGATTTCTTCAGGAGAAGTTACTGCATTAGCAGGAAGTCCTGCTTTATTTCAGTTTGATATTAAAGGTAATTCATCTTTAGAAACTGCAATTAATAGCTCAAGAGAAAATGGTACTACTTTCTACGAAACCACATTAAACCTAACACTTACGTTTCTTGAAAAAGCTACACAAGAAGAACTAAAATTAATCGCACACGCAAGACCTCACGTTTTTGTAGAAGATTATAATGGTAATTACTTTGTAGTAGGCTTAGAACACGGAGCAGAAGTAACAGGTGGAAGTATAGTAAGTGGAGCTGCTATGGGAGATCTTAGTGGTTTTACTTTAACAATGGTAGCACAAGAGACTGCACCACCTTACTTTATTACAGGCACTGTAGTAATAGGAGATGCAAGTGCAACTCAAATAACACCTAACTAAAATTAATTTCTTATATTTATAAGAGTTTTCATAAATTAGTTTTGTCC